GTCGAGGTGGTCGGGTCGCTCGTCGAGGTCATGCTGGGCGAGCCGTGATGCCACTTCGCTGACGATGACCTCGTGCTCGTCCTGCTCCGACTCCGATACCGGGTCGTCGTCGTCCGATCGCCGGGGCTCGGGCTCGTTAGTTACTGACGACGATGACCTACTTGGATAGTTACTTGGATAGTTACTTGGATTGTCGGAACCTCCTTCTAAAGTACTTTGGAACCTCCTTCTGATGTACTTTGGAACCTCCTTCTGATGTGGGGGCTCGACATTGGAACCTCCTTCTAGAGTGACATTGGAACCTCCTTCTAAAGTCCAGGTGGCTGGGATGGCCAGTTTCACGCACTTCTTGCGAGCCCTGAACCCCTCATCTGAGAGCAAACCCTTCTCGATGAGGGCCGCGATTGCGTCGCTGCATGACTTGGTTGAGAAGCCCGTCTCGTTGGCGTAGTGCTGAGCCGATCGCCACGATTCGAGGGTGGTCATGTTGGATGCAGCGGCGACCCTTGCCAGTACGAAACGCTGCGTGGGGCTGAGCTTGCGCGACTGGCCCGCATCGGTCGCCCATTGGTCACGCTGCAGGGGGCCGAATGCGGTCATGCTGCCGCCTGGCCCCCGCCGCGTGGGGCGTGCATGGCGAGGGCGTGGAGAAGCCGCCATTCGCCTTCCTCGGTCCCCTGAGGGCACTGAGCGGCCTCTGAGGACACAGCAATCACCAGCGCGTGAGAGGCGAGCATGGGTGAGCCGTCCACTTCGAGCACGCTGGCACCGGCCTCGTCAGCGATGAGGGTCACCTGCGCGGGCCCGATGGTGGTGGCCCATCGCTGGCCGACATGGTAGGGCACTTCCCACCATTGAACGCGGCCCGGTGTGTCTGGGGCGGCTCGTGTGGCTTCGACGAGCTGTTCGAGCGCGTTCATCTCCCCCCTTGAATGGGTTGACTAGCGAGCCAGCCCTCGATGCCGTGCGCGGCATCTGCAGCGTGCTTGATGAGCGTGGCGGGCATCCCATCGGGCAGGCCGTGGGCGGTCTCCTCGCAGCGCCAGGCGACCTCCTCGGCCACCTCGGCGGCGAACTCTCGGGCGGTCAGGATCAGACCGACCATCAGAACGGCTCCTCGGCGTAGTTGTACCCGGCGGGCGGGGCCGCTGGTGGCGGGGCCGTGGCCGGTCCGCTGGCGGCGCTCGTGTAGCCCGCGCCGCGCTCGTTCTTGACCACGGTGGCGGTTGCCCAGCGCAGGCTAGGTGCCACCTCGTCGGCGACGATCTCAACCTTGGACCGCCGGTCGCCGCCGTCGGTGTCCCATGAGCGCTGGTCGAGCCGCCCGGTGACGACCACGCGGGTCCCCTTCGGGCACGACTCGGAGACGTTCTCGCCGAGTTTCGCCCATGCGACGACGTCGAAGAACGACGTCGCCTCCTCCCACTCGTTGGTGGTCCGGTTCTGCCACTTGCGGTTGACGGCGACACCGAAGTTGGCGACCGCCTGACCGGACGGCGTGAACCGAAGCTCGGGGTCTCGGGTGACGTTCCCGACGATGGTGACGCTGTTGCCTGCGCTCATGATGCTGCTCCGGTCTCGGTCATGTCTGTCGGGAGTGCATCCCAGACCTTCTGCACGTCAGCGCTGGCTTCTAGCTCGTATTCGCAGACGATCCACCCGCTATCGCCGTACTCGGTGTCGTCGCCCCGGAGGGTGGCTCGCACTTGGACCGTGAGCACACCCACCAACTCGCCGGACATCTCAACCTCAAACTCTTTGGTGTCCAGGTTGAGGCGGGTCACCTCCCCCAGCCGGACAAGGGCTCGGCGACCGTCAAGGTCGTTTATGACCCGAACCCATCCACGGTCAACGCGAATGGGCCAGGTGGCGGCGAGGATGTTTGGCTCTAGGGCGTCAACGAAGGCGCTCATGCGAACGCCTCGCCGTTGCCTGCGGGCAGGGCTTCAAGGAGTCGGGCGCACGACGCGCCTTCGAGCTTGCCGAGGAGCGAGTAGTTGACGCTCTGGAGGCCGAGGATGTCTTTGGCGGCCGGTGCGACGTCGCCGAGGGTGAGGCCGCGCTCTCGGAGCAGTTGCTTCCATTCGTCGGCGCTGAGCGGGTCGCTGTTGTCGTCGGCCGTGTCGAGGGTGGCCTGGGTGGGCTCGTCGGCCTGCTCGGGCTCGTCGGGGACGATCTCGGCGTCCTCGGGCTCAGCGGCCGCCTGTGGGGTCTCAGCGGGCTTGCTGGCCTTCTTGGCGGGCTCGGGTGCGGGCTCGGGTGCCTCGATGGCGGCGGCGGCCTCGGTGGTGGCCTGCAACGCCTCGACGGGCGACCCCCCGCCAATCTCGATCATCGGCTCATCGATCACGTCCTCAGCGAACGTGATCCCGCTCACCAGGTCGGCCGCGTGCGCCTTGAGCACCCGCGAGCTGGCCCGTGCGATGCACATCGGCTCGGGGTCCAGCGTCCACTTCGACGGCACGCCGGTCTTGCTCGGCTTGTCGAGGCCGGCCCGGTGCGCCATCTCGGTGGTGTAGGTCTTGCTGCCGCCCGGGTGGCCGTCCGTCCGTTCCAGGGTCACCGTGGCGGAGGTGACCGACGACTCGATGGTGAGTTTGTGTCCCATCGCCTGTACTCGTGCCCGCATCGCCTCAGCGGAGAGCGACGGGCGGCCCTTGATGACGTGGATGGCGTAGAGGGAGTCCTCGGGGCTCAGGCCGAGGGCGGCGCCCTTGGAGCATGCGATCAGGATGTTTGCCGGCCGCTTGCGGTAGTCGTCGGGGATGATGGTCGAGTCGGCCAGGATGGTCGCGTAGTGCAGCTTCTGGTCGAGCATGAGGCCCTGCCATGACTCGGCCGGGCTGAGCGCGCGCTGCGGCGGGGCGGGCTCGGGCACGGCGAGCGCCTGGGTGGGTTGGGTTTGGGTGTTGGTCAACATGATGCTTTCGCTTCCTTAGTTGTGAGGAGCGCACGGGCTCCTCGGGTGTTGGCTTTGCGGGTGAACCAGGTGACGCCGTGGACGTCGGCTGTCTCGTGTCCGCCGATGGCGTCGGTGAGGATGGCGGCCAGGCGCTTCTCCTCGGCCGTGGCCGCTTTAAGGGCGGCCTTGGTGCGGACGTAGCCGGTGGCGACGTCGTCGAGGTGGCTCAGGTCGACAGCGTTCGGGTCGGTGGCGTCGGGATTCTCGGCCTTGATGGCGTCGTAGTCGTCGGCTTCGATCTCGGGGAGCGTCCCGGCTTGGACGTGCGCCCACAACTCCCGGCCGAACTCGTAGAGCCGTGCCTGGAGCTGGCGGTCGGCGCGGTGCTCCCAAAGCGACAGGCGACCGACGCGCTCGACGGCCACCAGGTCGTCGCCGACGTCGTGGGTCTGCGCCTCGTCGCTGAGGTCGAGGATGACGACCACGCAGCGGTCCATCCCGGCCACCAACATCTGCCATTGCACCTGTGCGGCGTAGTAGGCCCAGTTGGCCCGCTCGGTCGTCTTGATCTCCAGCAGCCCCACGGCGTCGGCCAGCTCGTCGTCGGGGTGGCCGAGCAGGAACCCGTCGACGGTGGCCCGCATCCATGGGTGTTCGGTGTTGGCGAGCCAGGTCTGTTCGCCGGCGACGGTGAACCCGGTGAGCGCTTCGACGGCCTGTGCGATGCGTGCCTCCCAGTCGTGGCCGGCTTGCATGGCTGCGGTGGGCTCGTGCTCGGGGCCGATGCCGAGCTTCTTGGCGACGATCGAGCGTGGGGTGTTGCCGTAGGAGCGGGTGAAGGCTGCGGCGATGTCGCTGGCGCCGATGCCTTGTTGGCGCCATGCGAGCCATTCGGCGTTCTGGGTGGGTGCGGTCATCGGTCGTCTTCCTTGGTTGGGTCTACGGGGCAAACGATCACGTCGACGCCGGTGCGGCCGTTGCGTCCGGTCGAGGCGACCTTGGCGACGTTGAGCCACACGACCCGCGAGTCGTCGGTGAACACGCCGGCGTCGGTGAGCGAGTCGAGGACGGCACGGGTGAGCTTGTCGAGGTCGGGTTTGGTGTCGGCGTACACCTTGGTGACCGGCCACGATTTGGGGCGGGGCATGTGAAACGTGAGCGTGACGGCCACGGGGCAGTCCCACGGCTCGGTGTGCCCAGCGTGTTGTGCGGCGTTGCGTGCCATCACGGTCACGGCGTCGCGCCACGCTCGGTGTTGGGCGCGGCTGGTGTTGTTGCCAGCCTCGATGACGCGCGCTTTGTTGCCGCTGCGCACGGCCGTCTTGGACCCTTGCGGGCGCGGGTTGCCTTCGACGCTGAATTGGAGGTCGCTGGCGTGGCTCATGCGGCAACCTGCGCTTCCCAGTCGATCGGGCCGAGCACTTCTTCGATAGCGGCCTGTCGTTCGGTGGTGGGGGTGTTGATGCCCCGCGCCCACAGGGAGACACTGCTTCTGCTGACGCCGAGCCGCTCGGCGAGTTCCCGCTGTTTGAGGCCGCGCAGTGCGAGTGCTCCGACGAGCCCCGTTTGGTGTGCGCCGCTGCGGGCTTGGAGGATGCTTCGGCGGTCCCGTGCGGTCTTGCCGCCCCAGATACCGAAGTCTTCCCCCACGGTGAGCGCGTATTCGAGGCACTGTTGGGCGACGGGGCAGGTTGCACACACGGCTTGGGCTGGCCTGGGGTCGGCGCCGCGCTCAGGGAAGAACAGGGCGGTATCGACGCCGACACATACGGCGCCGTCTTGCCATGTGGTATCGGGAACGGTCATGCCGTCCACTCGTCATGCCAGCGTGCGGTTGCTTTGTCGATGGGGTCGGCGCCCCACCGGTAGCGGCGTTCGTCGCCGTTCCAGTCGATGGTGCCGATTGGTGCGGGGCGCCGACCGGGGCGCGTGGTGTGTCCCGGTCGGCGGTCGGCCCCCCTGCTTCTGGTCCAGAGAGCTTTGAGGCGCCTCATGCCGACACCATCTCGGCGTATGGCGCGTCGGCTGGGTGGACGGTGATGCCGATGGACCGGAGCGGGCCGGTCAGGGTGTCGTAGAATTGCTCGCCGATCAGGTCGCGGACAACGAGCGCCAGTGCGGCGGCCCCTGCGGCGGCCAGTGCGGCGTCCCATGCGGCGGCCCCTGCGGCGTCCCCTGCGGCGTCCCCTGCGGCGTACCCTGCGGCGGCCCATGCGGCGGCCCATGCGGCGTCCCATGCGGCGT